TCGAAGGTCTCCAGGTGGGATCGGCCCAGCCTCAAGAGCTACCGTGTACCATGCAAATTGCTTTTCAGTCGGTGCACACTCAATGGGGTGCAAGATGTCGTCGGATGGTTTTCCGGACGAAGCAAAGTAATGGTTTAGCGCCTCGGTCTTCGTGATAAAGGATGGCTCAAGTACATTGTATTGAGTTGCCATGACCACGGTTCCCAGAGACGCGTTGGTAGATGAGAGGGCAAATCCACTAGTGGATTTGAACTCAAAGACACATCCAAGCATGGACCACTGTTCGAAGTGGTTTGCTATGGATGCCAGCCACGGGAATGTCTTTGGCGCGGCTGGATTGAGATTGAATTCTGTGATAACAGGAACGCCAGTGCCGGTTTTGATGTCCCCGAGGTATTCGCGCTTTTGAATTCGCACGATGCCATCGGGTATCTCACCGGCGCCAAACCTCGGGACGGATGCCTGACGAGGTTCAATGACGCTGTTAGCCTGAGTTTCATACTCAATGCCTTGTTGTTCGACCTTATAATCACCGGATCCGGTGATAGATCTCCAAGCCTTGGTAGCCATGGTCTGCGCTAGACCACCAAGGTTGGCTCCTAATTGGCGGCCCAGGCCGCCGGAACTAGTTTTACATTTAGCTGACTTCTTAGGGGCAGGTTGTCGTCTCCGCTTAACCTTACCCTTACGCTTCGGTTGCTTTTTCCTAGGCATGTCTACTATTTGTTTTGGACAGTTAGTATTCTGTCCGGCGACTGGGGGGGGGCGTTTGTCACACGTCCTAGGTGGAACATGATCCACCTAGCCTTACCCTTGATCCCGACTTATTTACGGTAAGCCGGAAACGCAGTTCCCGCACGCGCACGCGTCACCTTCACACACAGGATCCAGTTGACACGGCACAAAGTGGAGATAGGCCATGCCTTCATCCTCGAGAACTACGTGCTTCTTCGGCATGAAATCTGCCGAGGTGCGAATGCGCCTGATCAACATCTCTGTGACCGCGCTGTCGGCCCAAAAGGAGGGCCCACCACGGGTCTCCTCCAAATGAGTCATAAGACGCTGCTCTACGTCTTGTATTTCGCTAGCCCCCCCATAGGTTTCTTCCCACCAGTCCAGCGTCTTATCATAAGCACGCAAGCCGGTATTGGTCAGTCTGGCCTTCAGGCCCAGGGAGAGCTTTTTCCTAACTAGCCCGTC